CGAGGCAGAGCGGCAGTACTGCCTTTTCCGTGCCGCCGCTTCCACCTCCCAGAACGAAATTGACACGGCTGTGCTGATGACGATCGAGGGTTTTGTTTTGGAAAGTAAAACCTACAACCATGCACCGGCACCGGAGACCACAGAAGGAGGTGCGACAAATGCTGACACTGACAAACAGGATTGACATGAGACCCGGCGCTGTCCCGCTGGTCATCCATCTAGGGCAGTATGATTCTGATTTTTCGCTCGTTTTTGAGTTGTATTCTTCCGCCGGCAATTTCACAGTGGAATCAGGAACGACAGCCATGATCCGCGGCACGAAGACGGACGGGCACGCCTATGATGCGGACGCCACGATTGACGTCAACGCCAAGACCGTCACGGTTGCCGGCTCCGAGCAGATGACCGCGGCGAAGGGGCGGAACGTGTACGAGCTCGTGCTCACTAAGTCGGGCAAGGTGCTCAGCACGGCGAATTTTATCCTCGATGTCGAACGCGCCGCCATGGACGCAGATACGATCGCGTCTGAAAGTGTGCTGAAGGAGCTTAATGCCATTATCGCTGGTGCGGAAACAGCGACCGAGGCGGCGGCAAACGCGGCTTCTGCGGCGGATCGGGCAGAGGACGCGGCTGATTCTGTGTCAAGTGCGTCCGCACAGATCGCGACAAATACCGCGGATATTAGTGACTTAAAGGCAGATAATAGTGAGTTAAATGCGGCTCTAGGGGACATAACAGAAACTGTATACGGTTCTAATATTTTCGATCAAGCAAGCGCTACATTGACAGAAGGGAAATACCTTAACCCGAATTCTGGGAGTGAGGGCACAAATGCTTCTTTCTGTTACGTAAATGATTACATCTCAGTCAAGCCTGCAACTACATACTACGGTACGGTTTGGAATCGAAACACGCTGGCTTTCATGGGCGCGTTTAATGGATTTACGGTCTTCTACACATCGGATAAATCATACATCAGTGGTTTATCTGGCTCAAGCACTCAGAATCCGTTTACAACGCCAGAAAACTGTGCATATATGCGGATTTCTATGGGCACATCCACATACAATTCTGCTTATTTCATGTTTGAAGAGGGATCGACGCAAGCGACTCAATACATACCGTACAGCGAAAAGAGCAAGTTGAGACTTCCTATCACTGTTGTAGATATTAACGGCAACGGTGATTTCACAAGCATTAAAGATGCTGTCAGCACTCTTCCGAATGGTTCTTCAATCCTTGTCATGCCGGGAACATATGAAGAAAACGTAAAAGCGTGGTCGAAGGAAATTCATATTATCGGTTTTGATAGAGAGGCGTGTGTTCTTAAGGATGTTAGTGGTAATTACTCAACACCACCGCTTGAAATCGGCGCAGGGTCTGTCCAAAACATGACCATCATTGAGCAGGCAGAAGGAGCAGGGTCTGAAAACTTAGGAGCGTATGCGATACATGTCGAAAGCAATAATCTGTTCAATAAAAAGTTATTGATTAGGAATTGTTACATTTCTTCCGATTCATCCAGTGCTATCGGGATGGGTTTGCGTGGGGGGTGTTCTGTTCGCATCGAGGATTGTGAACTTATTTGCGCGGGCGCAAGAGAATCCACAGGAGCAGCACCGATTTATTTCCATGATGCAGATGCTCAGCCATATTGGGGTGTTGCTAATCTGTATCTACACAATAATGTTCTTCGCAATACTGCATCCACACTGTTTTCCATGCTCACGATCAATAGCATTCATAAGGAAAACACAACCTATATGCACATGATGTATAATATCTTTGTGAGGTCTAAAACCCCATCGCTCACACAAAAGTTCAACACATGGAACAGATCTGGCAACGATGACAGAGACGGATGGAATGGTTTGTCACATATGTATCTTGAAGATGATTCATTCGGGAACAATCAGACAGAACTGAATTATTCTGAGTGATGTTAGTTAAAAGGAAATTTGTAATGGATGATAAATATGAACTAATTGCGATTGCTTTGTATGCGACAGTTGGAACAATCTTCACGGTAGCACTTATGGTTAAAGTGTTACTAATTTAAAGGGAACTTGTAACAAACGACATGATCAAAACAATCAGATACATCCTCCTCACTCTTATGCTCATCGTAATGCTGTCCGTACCCACATCGGCGCGGACGGCATCGAGCATAGGGGCGTCGCACCCGGCATTTGCCAATGCGGTAAAGCGCGGGAAGATCAAGCTCAGGAGTGTGAAGGTCGGGCGGACGGTGCTGATCTATGACACCAAGATTCCTAGAAAACGCGTCCGTGCCGTGAAGCGGTGGATCAGCTTCCTACCCCGAAAAGTACAGAAGACGGCGCGGCATGTCTACTTCCTGCGGCGGTCGGCGTACCTCAAGACCGGCGGAGCGGATCTGGAGAACACGCTAGGGTACGAGATCTTTGAGGATCGGGAGATCTATTTTTATTCAACCGCCGACTACGATGATATGCAGGCAGTGCTCTTCCATGAATTCGGGCACGCCTACGACAATCGGACGGGAAAATATCTTAAATACTCGTCATCGAAGAAGTGGCATAAGATCGGCAAGGGCTCAGGCAATCGGGCGGAGTATTTCGCGGAATGTTTCGCGGACTACTTCGCTTTTTTGTATACGAGGGAGGCGAGGTTCATCTCGCGGCTTCTTAATGGAGGGAGGTGAAACCAATGGACTTACTCGACTTTTATCACCGACTGACAGCGGGCGACATGCTGATCGCGCTCGGCCTGCTGCTGTCCCTGATCCAGATAGCGCCGCTTAAATTGGATCCATGGTCAGCTCTGTTTGGATGGATCGGAAAGAAGATGACCGGCGATTTGTCACAGAAGATCGATGCGCTGGAGAAAAAGCTCGATGCTCTGGAAGCCAAAGAAGACAGGCGCGACGCGATCAACAAGAGGGTCAGGATCTTAAGGTTCGAGGATGAGCTTCAGACGGGCATGAGGCATTCCAAAGATAGTTTTGATCAGGTGCTATCCTCAGACATCACAGACTACGAGTCATACTGTCGAAGTCATCCGGAGTTCAAAAATAATCAAACGTGCGCCACCGTAGAGCACATCAAAAAGGTCTACTCTGAGAGATTGGAGAGGAGGGATTTTTTGTAATGGATTGGAAAAGGAAATTAACATCGCGGAAATTTTGGGCGGCGGTAATCGGTTTCGTGACGCCGCTCCTGATCGCCTTCGGCGCATCCAACGAGACCCAGACGCAGGTCGCGGCTGTGATTATGGGCGGGGGCACGCTGATCGCCTATATCGTCGGCGAGGGCTTAGTCGATGCCGCAGGAGCCAAAGATAATGACGTGGAAGGGTAAGGGCTATAAGCTCACGAGCACACAGCTGACTAAGCTCGCCCGGCTCTGCGTGCAGGAGCAGGGGAATAGCGCAGCCCCGGCCGAGGCGTCGCTCATGGCTAACCTGTACGAGCTCCACGGGCAGAAGTACAGCAGCCTGTACGACTACGTGCGGAACGGAGGATGGTTTTACAAGGCCGCCTATTATATGGATCACGGAAGCGCCTCCGCCCGTGTGATCGAGGCCGTCAAGGACGTGCTGGTCAACGGAAACCGCGTGCTCCCGCTCTACATCGATGAGCATGATTGCTTTTCCGATATCGTGAGCGCGACCAACAACGGAAACAAAATTTCCAAGACAAACAGGCAGGCATACAAAAAAGGCGTTACTGTCATCAAAAACAGATACAGCTCGACATACACCTTCTATTGCTTCCCGTCCGCTTACTCTGACCCCTTCGGGTACACCGAGAACAGCAGGGCGCCTAAGCGCGGAGAGGCCCCGCAGGACGATGAAGACGATGAGGTGCGGGTTAATGTGTCCGCGTCCCTTCCTGAGCTCTCAGAGGGCGACACGGGCCGTGCCGTGCGGATCTGGCAGGTGATTGTCGGCGCGGATCCGGACGGCATCTTCGGGGCAGGGACGGAGGCCGCAACGAAGACATGGCAGAACAAGCAGGGTCTGACCGCGGACGGGATCGTCGGCGCAAAGTCTTGGAAAAAAGGTCTTAGTCTGTTATAATACCCATATAACAGTTACTTTCATAATGTCCTTCTCACTCACGGGCTCCGCTCTCCCCTTATGGCGGAGCCTTTTTTATTGAGATTTTTTATAGGCGGGATCAGGCCGGTCAGCTCCTGCGCTAACATTGCGCTAACAAGTGTCGCTAGGATCGTGTCGGAAACGCTATCATCCTAGCGAAAACGATGCTTTCCTAGCGGCGATTTTTGCCGTGTTTACGGTATTTTCTCGGGAAACTGCGTATTTACTGGATTTTTCCGAAAATGCCCTGCTTGGGTTCGAGTCCCACCACCGGCATTGATTTTTCAAGGAAAACGGGCTGTTGCGCTAACTTTTGCGCTAACAGCTCTTTTTTTTGTGCCTGTCGGAGAAGACTTTCACGGCTTCCAGCGCCTGC